AGTAACTTCAGATGGAGCGGGTGCTGTAGCTAGTATTACTGTGCAAAATCAAGGCCCTAATGTAGGTGTTGCTGCACAAACAATAGAGTTTAGTTTAGCTTCATTAGAACTAGCTTTTGGTGTAACAGGATTAACAGGTGCTTTAACAGCAACATTAGCTGGTGGTGATTTAGAAAGACCGAGCGGTACTTTTGTAACTAAAATGCCATCGCTATATGTAGGTGGAGCTGGTAATATAAAATTAACATTAACTAGTGATGAACAACCTATAATAATTAAAGGTATTACAGCAAACAGTTTTTTACCAATAGCTGTTAAAAGAGTGTTTAACTTAACAAGTGACACTGAAACAACTGCTACAGATATATTAGCATTATTTTAAACAATTTTAATTAAATTAAATCAAATGTCAAAAATTAAAAAAATTACAGAAAAACAATTATCTACTATAAAAACTCATCAAGAAGAAATATCACAATTATTAAAAGATATAGGTTTTCTTGAAACACAAAAACATGGCTTACTACACAAATATGCTGGTGTGGCACAAGATGCTGAAGAGTTTAAAAAAGAATTAGAAAAAGAATATGGTGGTATAAATATCAATCTTGAAGATGGTAGTTATACATTAATAGAAGAACCTAAAAAAAGTGAGTAGTAAAGTTATAAGAAAAATCAGTATTGGATCTGATTATAAAAATGATGCTATGCACTACGCTGTTGGCCAACAAGTGTATGGTGGTCATACTATATCACATATTTTATGTGATGAAGAAAAAGATGCTTATAATATTTTTATTAAAAAAGATGGTGAGGTACTTCCTTGGAAAAAATTTAATTCTCAAATGGCTGTATCTGTAGAATATGATTTAGAATATTAATGAACAGCGTATATCAATTTATTATTAAACCAATAGGTGAAAGATATAAAAATAAAATTAATATAGAAGGTTGTGAATTAATTGTTAATTCAAGTATATCAAGTCATAAATTTGTAAACAGAGAAGCTGAAGTTGTAAGTGTACCATTAGAGTATAAAACACTAATTAAAAAAGGAGATCGTATTATAGTACATCATAATTTATTTAGAAGATATTATAACATGAAAGGTAAATCTGTAAATAGCACAAAGTATTTTAAAGACAATCTTTATTTTGCACATCCCTCACAAATATATATGTATTATAACAATGGTTGGCACACTCAAGCTGAATATTGTTTTGTAAAACCTGTTTTAGAAAATAACACTTCTAGTAATCAAAAATTATTAAAGAATGCTGGAATATTAAAATATGGTAATAACACATTAGAAACGTTTAAAATAAACGTAGGAGATGTAGTAGGTTTTAAAAACCAGCGAGAGTTTGAGTTTATTGTTGATAATGAACTTTTATACTGTATGGAATCAAATGATATTTTAGTTAAATATGGAAACAAACAAAACAAAAAAGCGTATAATCCAAGCTGGGCAAAAAGCAGTTGAAGAATTAATAAAAGTTGCAAAAGAAAAAATAGTAGATTCAGAAGACGATGTTTCAGCTGATAGATTAAAAAATGCCGCTGCAACTAAAAAGTTAGCTATATTTGATGCGTTTGAAATATTAACTAGAATAGAAGAAGAAGAAAATATGCTTAACTCTACAAATAAAAATAGCAAAGCTTCAACATTTGGAGGTTTTGCAGAGGGTAGATCAAGATAATGTATAAACAAACATTATATAAGGTTTTACATAACCACATTAAGCAAAAGGTTATAGATAGAAATAATAGATATAACAAATGGGAAACAGGTTATAATAAAGAACATGATATTGTTATTATAAGTAAAACTGGTAAAATTGGTGAGATATATGAAATACAAGGTTTAAAAATAGCTTTACCTTTACTAGAAAAAACGTATAAAAGATCTAATAAAACAAAAGAACAATATTGGGAAGTTTTTGATTATCCAAAAAATTTAGTTAAATTAAAAACTGTATTTGATTGGAATCAAACGTCTTTAGATTTTAAAAATAAGTGGTATGATTACATTGATGAAGAGTTTAAAAGAAGAGAACAAGGTTTTAGTTTTTATAACAAAGGTGTTCCTACTTATATTACTGGCTCTCATTATATGTACTTGCAGTGGACAAAAATTGATGTTGGCTCTGCGCAGTTCAGAGAATCAAACCGCTTATTCTATATATTCTGGGAAGCATGTAAGTTGGACCATAGATCCTATGGAATGTGCTATCTTAAGAACAGAAGGTCTGGATTTAGTTTCATGGCCAGTTCAGAACTCGTTCATCAAGCTACGATTTCCGCTGACTCGAGGTATGGGATTTTATCCAAAACTGGTGGAGATGCAAAGAAGATGTTCACAGATAAGGTGGTCCCCATATCGGTCAATTATCCCTTTTTCTTTAAACCAATTCAGGACGGAATGGACAGGCCAAAGACTGAACTCGCGTATAGGGTCCCGGCGTCGAAGTTCACCCGCCGTAAGATCGAACAGAACGAGCAGGCCGAGGAGCTCATCGGGCTTGATACTACCATTGACTGGAAGAATACCGGTGACAACTCCTACGACGGGGAGAAACTCAAACTACTCGCCCATGATGAATCGGGTAAATGGGAGAGACCGGACAACATCCTCAACAACTGGCGTGTCACGAAGACGACGTTAAGACTTGGTAGTAGAATTGTAGGTAAATGTATGATGGGTTCTACCTCTAATGCTTTAGATAAAGGTGGTGCTAATTTTAAAAAATTGTATGATGCTTCAAACGTTACAAAAAGAAACCGCAATGGACAGACTGGTTCAGGATTATATAGTTTGTTCATACCTATGGAATGGAATTACGAAGGATACATCGATACTTATGGCTTTCCTGTATTCGACACACCAAAAAAACCAATTAAAGGAATTGAAGGAACAGCAATTGAAATTGGGGTTATCTCACACTGGGAAAATGAAGTTGAAGGTTTAAAAAACGATCAAGACGGTTTAAATGAATTATACAGACAATTTCCAAGAACAGAAAAACACGCTTTTAGAGACGAAGCTAAAGAATCTTTATTTAATCTTGCAAAAATTTATGAACAAATAGATTATAATGAAGATTTAAAACACTCTACAGCTGTAACACAAGGTAATTTTCAATGGGAAGGTGGGATTAAAGATACTAGAGTTATATTTGTTCCTAATAATAGTGGTAGATTTTTTATTTCGTGGGTACCACCAGTTAGTTTACAAAATAGATATATAGTTAAAAATGGTATAAAATATCCAGCCAATGAAGATTGTGGTTGTTTTGGTTGTGATTCATACGATATATCAGGAACAGTTGATGGTAGAGGATCTAAAGGATCTTTGCATGGTTTAACTAAATTTACAATGGCGGATGTTCCACCTAATTTGTTTTTTTTAGAATACATAGCTAGACCACAGACTGCAGAAATATTTTTTGAAGATGTTTTAATGGCTATTATATTTTATGGCATGCCAATACTTGCAGAAAATAATAAACCTAGACTTTTATATTATTTAAAACGTAGAGGTTATAGAGGATATTCAATGAATAGACCTGATAAAATATATAACAAATTATCAGTAACAGAAAGAGAAATAGGTGGTATACCTAATTCTAGTGAAGATATAAAACAAGCTCATGCTGCTGCTATAGAAGATTATATTGAAAATTTTATAGGTTTTAATGGCGAAAATTATGGAGACATGTATTTTCAGCGAACATTAGAAGACTGGGCACAATTTAATATAAACAACAGAACATCTCACGATGCTTCAATAAGCTCTGGTCTTGCTATTATGGCTTGCAATAAAAATAAATATAGACCTATTGCTGAAAGAAAATTAACAACTGTACCTTTAGGTTTTAAAAAATATGACAATAAAGGGGTAAATTCAAAAATACTAAATTAGATGGTTAACATTAACTATAATAGTGCTTTTCCTGATCAGGTAGTACCTGAAGAAGAGAAAAAGTCTAGAGAATATGGTTTACAAGTAGCTCAAGCTATTGAAGGTGAGTGGTTTAAAAATAGCAGTGGTCAAAATAGATTTCTTAGTAACTTTCAAAATTTTAATAGATTAAGATTATATGCAAGAGGAGAACAACCTGTTCAAAAATATAAAGATGAATTAGCTATTAATGGTGATTTATCTTATCTTAATTTAGACTGGAAACCAGTACCTATATTGTCTAAATTTGTAGATATAGTTGTTAATGGGATGACAGATAAAGGTT